GTTCTTCAACACGATGTTAGAAGAGCTTCTTGGCAAAGGTCCTATTGCAGCAGGGGCCCTGCGCCAGGTGCAACGTGCCCGTAAAAGGGCACGCTTCCTTAGAGAAGATCTTCGAGACAAAGCTATCAACGACTTTTTGTTGATAAACGAAAGGGTGGGCATTTCCCAAAAGGAAACTCCCCCATCCGTTGTCTCGAATCCTAGGATTATAGAAAACGCTCGGTATTTCATTACTAATGTTTTAGAGCGTTATACTAGTTCCTGGGACGAGTTGGCAATACAGCAGCCTCTCGAGATGTCGTATCTTGTGTCGAATTGGCGATTTGGACCCGGTGCCAGTAATGGCATTAAAGGTACACATACCGTCGATAAGATTTGGCAAGATATGACTTGCACCGCTCTGTGTGAACCCTTGGTACTTAAACTGCGTAGTTCTTACCCCTACTTCGCGGCCAGAGATGGCCGGTTAGGAGTTTCGGGTACTAAGCAGGTTGAGGGTTCGCGACTAACAACAGTTCCGAAAAACGAGGACACTGAGCGTACAATTGCCATCGAACCTTCTGGGAACATGTGTCTGCAGCTTGCTGCAGGCATGTATCTGGAAGGAGCTCTTCGGCATATCGGTCTAGACATTCGCAACCAACAGCCTAAGAATGTGGCTATGGCCAAACGTGGATCAAGTGATGGGAGTGTTGCTACCCTTGACCTTAAGTCTGCGAGCGATATGATTAGTATCGATCTTGTACGCGCCCTTATGCCCGATGTATGGTTTGACCTATTAATGAAGCTTAGGTCACCCATAATTACAATTCCTCGAGATGGTAAATTGAGGAATGCGGACATACAAGTTGAGCTTAACATGATTAGCACGATGGGGAATGGTTTTACTTTTCCCTTGATGACTTTGCTAATCGTCGCTCTTATCTACGGTTACCGTTGTACCAAAGGCGGGCCCAGTCTTTTTATCGACTGGAGGAACACTTGCGTGTTCGGTGATGATATTATCATCCCTACCAATGAGTACCATGGTTTCGTAGATGTCTTGACAAAGGCGGGCCTTATCGTTAATTTAGATAAGTCTTACAGTGAAGGTCCTTTTCGCGAGAGCTGTGGTGGTGATTTCCTAAACGGTGTAGATATTACTCCTTTCTATGTGAAAACACTCGCTGCAGATCCCGACGTTTATGTAGTTATCAACCAGGTGATGTTGTGGTGTGCAAGAGAAGAAATTCTCTTGCACCGCTCACTTTCATTACTTAGGTCGTACATAGACGGCAAAGTCCACCTCGTACCCGAGTGGATGAACCCCGATCAAGGGGTCCTTTCAGTTGGGTGTCCTAGGAGGTATACTTACCTATCGTTGAGCCACCCCAAAGTTAGGCTTCCACAAGAAGCACTTTTCTTTGGTGTGTCAGTGGCGGTCGGTGGGTACATCTCACAGGTCGGCGACGAACAATTCTACTTACCGCGAAGCATTAAACCGCCTAGCGTAAGAGTTCGTCGGTCACGATTGCCTCACGGCTATCGTGACGGCTGGGACCCTAGTTATAGGTCTCAGCAGACTGCTTATTGGACGGCGAGTATTCTCGCCATTCACTTCAGCAGTTGATCCAAGGGGGTTGATACTTGTCTGGATTTATTTTCCAGACTGGAGCTCAGCATCAACCCCC